AGTATATGACTTATGATCTTTGCCATATCTTAATTTAAATTCTTCATGTAGGTGAGTCCACATCTGATACAACCATTGATAGTTGTAGGCATTGTTTCTAACCCATATTGCACTCGGGTGATTGTAATGACAAGCTTTGTAAACAGTTGCTTCTTCATTAGCATTCTGTAATTTATATCTCTTAATGTTTCTACCTGCTTTTGTTTTACCTTGATACATAATACCATCAAGCATTCTATGAGCAGTTGACATTAACTGAGCATACTCAATAAGCATTTTAACAACGTGCTTATCTAAGTGTTGTTCTGCACAAATCTTCGGGTCTTTATGTAAATAAAATATGTTCATGCGATTATTATATCACTTCTTTTTAGGTTTGTCAAGCTTTTTTATTTCATCTGGAGATAAACAAGATTTAAAAAACGAAGCTATTGAAGCCTGATTTTCATTCTTTTTATTTTGTTTTTCTAACTTATCAACCATCTTTTGCCACTCTTTGGCGTCTTTGTTCGTTACCGTCATTTCTGTTAATCACCTCTTTTCTGTTCAAAGTATGAAGTTCGATTATACTTCACACATAATTTTCTGAATACATTGTACCAGAAGTTCTTTGACCAATCGGTCGTTGAATCTTTACACGCTTTTTCAGCGTTTAATATCTTTTTCATTTCCATTATATCACCTATTGTAACATTGTTAGTTTCATTATCTCTTATCATTTAAAGGTAAATGATCCTTCTTCATTATTTTCTTATAACAAGGTTCACAAAATTGAACCAGTATCGGTCCTAATTTACCTACTAGTGTTTTTTCTTTATCGTGTGTAAATGATTTTACACATATTGAGCATTTATGTTTTGCCATTATTGATTCTCCTTTTTTACTTTTGGTAATTCACCTTTTTCTTTTGCTTCTAAAAACTGTTCATAAGATTTTATGTTTTTCTTAGATTGAACAACTCTTTCCTCATATGTGCCTCTTTTTTTAGCATGACCCATTATTTCTCCTCCATTTTTCTTATTAGTTTAATCATTCTTATCACTCTCTTATCATAGTCTTCTGTGGTAGAGAATTTGTCTAGTGTTTTAATAAGCACAAATGAGTCAAGTGATTTATTACCTTCAAACATTAACTCTCTGGTAACTCTAAACTTCTCATATGCCGAGTGGTTGTTCAGTAAATCAACATAGTACTTAACACTATCACATTTACTAGCGAACACTTTAACGCCCCAACCAGGCCACTTCTCAACGCCCATAGGTAATAGATGAGGTGAAGATTCTTTCCACGTTCTAATACCAAATAGGTTATTTGCCTTTTTAGCAAATCTACTTGTACCCCAACCAGACTCTAACGCCGCCTGACCTATTATCATTTCATAGGGTATTCTTAAATGTTTAGGTGTAGTAAAGTTAATATAATTAATACACTTATGCATTGATCTCACAAACTGAATATCGTTATTATAAACAAACTCAGGTTCTTGTAGATCCATTTCTTTAATTGTTTCTACATAATACTTATCAAGTTCAGTATTAACTTCTGCAACCGCTGTTCTGTTAGGATTAAAAGTACCCCAAGCAAAACAGATCATACCTAATACAGATAGACCAAATAGAATCTTAGTGTAAAACCAAGTTCTATCTACCCATCTTTGTAGTTGTATTTTATTAGGCAACTTTACCTTCTTTGATAACATTTCTAATATCCTTAATTGTCTTCTTTTTATCTATGGCAAGAACATACCACTTAAATCTAACCATATGTTCGTTAGATGGACCAACATAATCAATCTCATGTTTTCTCTCAAAAGTTAATAAACCTTTTAGATATAAACTTACGATATCATCTAAGGTTTTCTCACTTTGTTGTTTAGGTATTGTAGGTGTCTTAAACTGACCTTTACCTTTTACTAATAGACTTAATATTTCTTTTTGTTTAGCACTTAGTTTCATAATGTATTTATCTTTCGTTTAGTTTTTGTATTGTTTTCTCAGCCTCATTTGGTTCTACTTCTACTTTTTTTTCTCTATTTACTAGAGATAAAACCACGACTAAAATCGATATGACTAAAGTCGTGGAAAGCAAGAAGAATAAAATTCCTTGTGTTAGTGTCATTAATACTTTTGCAATTCTAACATTGTCATTGGCACTCTATAAGTCATATCATTTTTTACAAGTTTAACTAAACATCTTGATTGCATAATTTTAGTAATCGTACCAAGAGTCTTTTTAGTTTTTTGTACAATATAAACTTTCGCACCGACTAGCAGTTCTTCTTTGATTTTTGATTTTTTGATAAACTCAATGTTATCTTTCAAAGTGTTCAATTGAGCAACTGACATCTTTTGTAGTTTTTCATATAGTATCATAATGTATATCCTTTTATTCGTTATTAAGTGTATATACTATCAGAGTTTAATACAAAAGTCAAGCCTTTTAGGCATAAAAAAACCCTTATAAATCAACGTTTATTGAAATATAAGGGTTCTTAAATGAGAACAAAACGTGAACACTAGACTGGAAAAGACGGTCTCTTTTCTTTTTTCATAAAATTATCGTCCCAATTGAACGCTTCTTTTACTAGATTCGCTGTGAATCCTTTGTACTTAGTGTTAATCTTTTTATTTACAACTGCAACCAAAAACTCAGCTTCTTCAGCACATAGTCCTTCTAACATTTGAATAAAAAGCAATTCTTTCTTAGATTGTTTTATAGTATTATCACCACCCTCTACGAAAAGGTATAACCTCTTTGCTTCTTGACCTAGTACTGTATGTTCGGTACCTATCGGTGCGTCATTTACAGTATAAGGCACTTCGCCTTTTGGTATTGTCCATTTAATATCTGGATGAAATGCACCTTTTAAAACCTGTCTTAAAGAAACCGAATCGTGATCTCTTAATACTTTTAGTTTTCTAGGTTTATCTTTTGCATTATTAACTTTCATAGCAATTTCACTCATTAAAGGTGGTACGCCTCTACCTGATTCTGATAGTGCTTGCATACCTTTTTTACTTGCTAATGCTGGGTGTGACACCTGTTGTGGTGCTTGTGTTTGTTCGTTTTGTGATTGCGTTTGTTGTCTTACCAAGTCTGGATTTGCAATCGATCCATCTGGATTTCTTCTAATTATAACCATTTTTTTCTCCTTAACAGTTCTTTCGAAGCCTAGAATTCGTCTATGACTTCAATTAAAGTTTTAAGTTTTTTGTTTATAAAATAACCTAGAATCTTATCTCTAGTTGCTACTTCAAAATTTTCAAACTCACGATTTATCTTGTCTTCTAATTCCTTAGGAATACAATTCAAATCTATTAATGTTTTATTTCTTTCGTAATTCGCTTGTTCTTGTTCGTTAAAGGTAGGTACGATCTCATTGCACCATGCCTCTATCTTCTTTTTACTTAAAGGTGTTTGTCTTCTACCTTCAATAAAAACATTGTCGTCTGATAGTACGTTTGGTATGCCATCGCTTCTATCACCTTTTAGTATATGCTCTCTAATATATAGACTTGGATTTTCATCTTGACCTACAAACTTATTAAGCACAGGATTGTATTGTTTTATTCTTGCATTATGTAATTGTATAAAGTCTTTATCACCACTTAGTATTAGTATCTTTTCTTTTACTTTTCTCGTTAGAACAGCAATGATATCATCTGCCTCTGCTGTTTCTAATTCAACTACCTTGTAAGGTAGGAATTCTTTAATCTCGTTTTTAACTTTAGATATGATGTCGAATATCATAGTCCAATCGTGTTCAGACTTCTCTCTATTCGCCTTTCTACCTGCCTTATAGTTAGGAAATGATTTCTTTCTCCATACATTACCACTATCACAGGCGATAACCATATCACCGTATTCTTTTCTAAACTTCTTATTGTGTCCTCTTAGACTATTTAGTACCATATGACGGACTAAATCTTCACTTAACTCCATACTATCTCTACTGAGAGTAACCATCAGGTTTGAGATCATTATTTGGTTTATATCAACGATAATCATAATTTATTATAACACATTATTTACTGTTTGTCAAGCTTTTGGTTTTTTAGATACAAATATTTTACCATAGTCCATATCTGTAACTTTTTTACCATCAGGTAATACACTTATCTTAGCAAGAACATCTGTTATAGATTGCATTGGGTGTTTCTTTTTAAAATCTCTTTTGATTAGACTCTTAATACTCTCTATCACAACTGCTAAATCTCTTAAAAAGGTTTCGTTCTTCATTGTGATGGCGTTCTGTTGTAGAACATGAATAAAATCTAAAGTAAACTCCTCGACTAACTGTTCAATAAATAAATCTTCTTTTATTTTAGTAGCCTGTTCTTCACTTTGTTTTGAAGCTAAATCTGTTTTAGGTTTCCTTGCCTTGTGAGCAGGAAACATTACTATGTTGCCCATGGACTATATCCTTTTTCAGCGGCTTGTTCATCATCTTCACCTATCAATTGAGTTACCTCTGGCACATAATGTTTAAGCATTCTTTCGACACCTTCATGTAAAGTTTGTTTACTCATGGCACAACCTGAACAGGCACCAGCCATTTCTAATGTGACAATACCTTTATTGTATGATAAAAAATTAATCATACCACCATGCATTGCTACGTTATCTTTAACATTCTTTTCTAATACTGATTTAATGTTTTTGATAATTTCTTCATCACTTCTATCCATTATTTTCTTTTTTTCT